CCTGTAGCTCTATAACCACCGTTAATACCTTCTGCCGCTCCTGCACCTTCTCTAATAGGCATTTCATTAACTACAATAATTCTAAAGTTATCTACAGAACCTTCTTCTCCGTTAGCAATATTACCTGCTTCTGCATAGTGATGAACAGGGATAAAAGCTTTCTCATCATGATAGTTCTTCATCTTTAGTACTGTATGCTTAACTTCAGGGGAGATATAAAGGTATCTAGCAGAAGATATAGTTTTGGTATCAATCATCCTAGACCCTGTAATAATCTCTGTATTTCTAGGACACTTGTTGTTATTTAGCTCTGTATTTAGTTTAACCAACATGTCATAGGTAAGTACAGACGCAGTAGAACCATCTGCACCAGTTACCTCAGCTATATCAGTAGCATCACCACCATACATAATAACACCAGCACCATTAATAAGGTCAATAGCAAGCAAATCCTCTACAATCTCATTAGCACCTCTAAGGGCTTCTCTAGTCATATGAGTAATAAGTTTATCATCATCATCAAACATTCTTGATTCGTCTGTAAACTCGGAATAGAAGCCCAATTTCTGGATAGTACCTTCAATATTTACTCTGGTATAACCTACTCTGTTAACCTTACCACCATTCTCTGTTAGTGCTGGTATCTTATTTAGAATAGTACCAATATCTCTACTAGAGCCATATAGGTTACCATCCGCTATTACAGCTCCTGTAGCATCAATACCCTCATCATTCACGTTTCTATCATCTAGTAGTGGTAGATAATGGTGCTGTTTGATAGTCTTACCCATGTGCATAGGCATGGTAATAGTATCAGCCAACTGTGTGAAATACATTTCTCTTGGCAGATCACTTAGTGCTTTTTTGTAGTGGTACAGAGTGACTATATTAGCACCAATACTACTGTCTGTTCCTGCTTTATATTGCATAGTCATAATTATTTCTCCTTAATATCAATAGAGTTTCTTACGCTCTAATTTTTGAAAGTCTTCATCTGACATATTTAGTATGTCTTCATCGGTATATTTTACTTTAGATGGACTTGCTTTAGAAGGAGATGGTTTAGCTTTACTTTTATCTACAGTTTTGGTGACAGTTTGGGTAACCTGTACTGGTTCTTGTTTAGGTTTACTAACAGGTGTACTATTAGTCTCTTCCTGTACAAGTTTATTAACTACAACCATATAAGCATCTAGATCACTCATACCTTGTAGTCTACCGAAGGTTCTTTCTCTGTCTACAATTGACTGTACTTTGTCAAACCTTTCCATTTCTATTTCTTGGTGCAATCCTACCAATAGATCAGGGTTCTTTAATAGCTTCTCTCTACTACCCTTATCCCACACTTGAGTTACTATTCTCTTTGTAGTATCAAAATGTGGTGAATCCTGTATCTCTTTTACTGTTTGATTAAAAATTGCTTCTTCTTCTGTAGCCAGATTGTTAGAAGGTTTATAATCAATATCCTTTTCAGGGTCAAACTCATACATATCTAATTTTGAATCTTTTAGAAGCTTTTTAATAGCTTCTGGATTCTTATTCTTAATATCTATTAGAAAATTAAGCTCTTCTTCATCTATTCCATTCTTTTCTAGAGAAGATAGTACTTTTAATGCAGGTTTAATAGTAGCCATCTTTTTTACATAATTAGCTCCCATCTGCATTAGACTTATTACATCTTCTTTACTCTCTGGTGTAATCATCTTACCGTTAGCCTTAAAAGGCTTCATGATATCTTTATAAAACTCATCATACTTTACAGGTTCTTTATTATCTTCTACATCTTGCTCTTTATTTTCGCTTTCAGTATCTTGCTCTGTATTCTCTGAACTCTCTCCTGTACCTTCTTCTGCTTCTGCATTCTCTTTATTTTCTTCTTCCTGAGTACTGTTGGGCTCATCATCAGAATTAACCTCTTCATCTGTAGTTTCTTCAGTAGTGGTGGTTTCCTCTTCTGTTTCTACTATCTCTTCTTCTAATGTCTCCTCAGTACTTTCATCACCAGTAGCCTTATCTGTTTCAGGAGTATACGTAGCAAACTCATCATCTGGCATATTTAACACTTTAATATCTTCTTCATTAGAAAGTGTCTCGTCTTCTACTGACTCTTCTGTGTCTTTCCAAAATCCTGACATAATTATTCCTCACTCTCAAAGTTTTCTATATCTTCTTTAGCCTGCTGTAGGGCATTTTCCATCTGATGTCCTCTGGCTATAATATTATGGAAATACTGATTTAGCTCCCCAATTGTAGTTATTCTATCTTCTATAGCTTTAAGAACTACAGCATTCTGTCTTACAGAATTGTCTGCTTTAAGAAATACCAGTCTTTTAGCTTCATTAGTAAATAAGTCTTCTAGTATAAGTTTCTTGAAATCAGGGTTATCGTGTAGTCTAATAACACACTCTCTTAGTTCTATAGCTTCTTTAGCCTGTTCTTCCGTAACTTTAAGTTCTTCATACATCTCTTCTTTAGTAGTATTACTCATTAGTTCTCCTATCGTTTTTATTTGCGTTCATTGAGTTTAATACAGCTATATTAGCTTTATTTTCTTCTTTCAATATTTCTTTATCCATATGTTCTTGATGCTCTATACCTTGACCTTTTCTAACGAAATCTAGGTCTTTCATGTCAGAGTCAGCTTCTAGGTTTCTTGCTCTTGCTTTTTCATATTCTGCTTTCCAGCTTTTTAATTGAACATCAACTTCATTCTCTGCACCTTTAGCCATTTCGTTCCTAACCTGTGCTTCCTTCATTGCTACTTCTAGTTCTGCCATTCTCTGGGCTACTGGGTCTGGTTGCTCTTCATACTCTTCTATCATTTTAGCTAGTTTATGCCTCTTATCAAGTCTAGCTATATCAGCTAATAATATTTTAGTAAAACTAAATGGTACTTTATTACCTAACGTCTGTAGCATAAATGCTAGTTTCTGTGACTGCATATTATCAACTTCTGGAGTAGATATAGATAACTCTAAATCATACTTACCTGCTAAACTACTTCTTGGTATAGTAATAAACTCTTCGTCTGTTAGTCTAATTATCTCTTCATCTGATAGCCATACAGCATTCATAGATATAATCATCCTAGCTATTTCTATCAGACCTTTCGATAGTCTCCTTAATATACCCATCTCTCTTTTATTACTAGCATCTAAAGCACTTCTAATACCACCGACACTGCTACCAATGGCATCCCCTGATATACCCTCACTAAAAGCTTTCTTACCTACTAGTGATTCTGATTCCATCTGTAGCATCTGCACTATCTCTAAAGCACTTCTGGGTATTTCAGGATACTTAAACATATGGAAAGCATGATCTGGATTAATGTTAGGGTTAAATTTAAAATCCTGACCATTCTTATACTTTTCATAGTTAACAGCGTCTAAAGCATCTTTAGATATTCCTGTCTGACCATTAGCTGACTTACCTAATAGATCAATCATACCTCTAAATACAGCACTTATAATATTCTGGTTATCTTCTAGCAGTGCTGAATCTGATTCACCATAAACTGATCTTCTAACAGGCATATATGGTACTACTACGAATGGTAGTTTATTAAAAGGGTATGGATTCTTATCAAGTCTAATCATTATATCGCCTACATATGTAGCTATAATAGGCTCTACTATACCTGTATTATTTATATCCCAATAACCCCAATACTCATAACATACAAATTTCTTTCTAGGCTTATCTTTAAAAGAGAAGGTGTCTACATTATCTGAATAATCTGGGTCTGATAAAGGAGAATGGTCATCTGCTCTAATCATATCTAGATTAGAATATCTGCCATCTTTCTTTAATGTAGACATATCTGTAGTAAATCTGTGTATAATAAAATTAACTTTAGATAAATCCCCCCTACAACTAGGGTCTATAATTACATCTCTATAATCACATATTTCTAATGAAGGTCTATTTATCTTTTCTACTATTTTCTTTCTGATACTTTCTTTCTTTTCTTTAATTATAGGTTTACCACTTTGTAAATATGCTTGTGCTTCTTCTTCAGACATTTCACCAGACTGTACTTTATCCTGTAGAAATAGCATAGCTTCTTCTGGTGTGGCATATATAGTCTGTTCTTCTATCTCTTCTACTTCTTCTTCAACTGTTTCCCAACCTACTTTAACTATACCAGTGCCTTCATCTACACAAGTACGAACATAATTATCTATAAAAGCTACCCTATCTATATCTTTATTAAACTGACTATTAAGAATAAGTTTATTAAAGTATGCACCTTCTTTATCCATATGAGTAGCAGGCTGTATTTCAAATAAAGTATCATTACTTAGGAAAGGTTCTGTTAATGAAGGGTATCTCCATTCAGCTTGTTTTCTTATAAGTTTAGTTTGTACTCTACTGTTACCTTTAGGTATCTTAACCTTTAGCTCTGCATTATAGCTAGATAACCATTGGTCTATCTTTCTGACCTGTTCTGAGAATGTAGTGTAGCTCTCATCATAGTCGTGTTTTAAATCTCTAACGGTAGGTGGGTTCTTCCAATCTACCATTTTTTCTACTAATTTATCTGGTATTGTGACAATGTTATCCATAATTAGCCTTTAGTTATCTTATATGTATGACCAAATACACTAGAATATTTAGTTATTATTTTATACAAATCTTCTGGTGATATCTTAGATAGATTATTAGGTATACCTTTATAACCACCAACCTTAATAGCCATAGCACCTAATTCAGAACAGAACCATTTATTTAAGTCTTCCCATGTTCTACTGAACATAAAAGAACATATCGCTTTACTGTCATATTTTTTACCAACCTGAGCTTCTAAGAAAGCCTTAACAGACTCATCGTCTAGGTTATCTAACTCTATTATGTCAGTAACATTTTTAATATGTTTAGGTTTATGTACTCCTGTAGCAAACCTGCTCTCATACAAAATATTATCTACTTCTATAGCTACATGAGAAAACCTACTCATAGTAGCCATTCTAATTAACAATGCTCCGGGTTTATAACTTGTACAAAATAAGAGTTTAACCATGTTAAAACCAATCCTTGTATCTTACATACTGTTTAATCTATTCCTCAACGTAGAAGCTTTATCTTCTGCTTCCTGCATTCTTGAAACCGCCTGAGCTGAAAACTGTTCTGGATTTGCAATAACAAATTCCCTCCAAGACCTGTCTGAATGATATTCTTTATCTATCTCATCAAGCTGGGTAAAAATCTTTTGTCTATCAACTTCTTTTTTTAGCTCTAAATCCTCAACCCATGCGTCATATTCCCATTTATGATAGTCTGATGGTCTTGGAATATCTGTATGGGTTTCAGGAATTTCTTCGTATACATATATCTCAGATGAAGCCCCATCTTCCTTGCTGTATATAATTTTCTTTTCAGTGTCATAGGTTTTAAAAGAATCCTCCTCTAAAACAAAATGTTTTCCTTCGAGCTGGTATCCTAAAAACTCTTGATACTGTTCTTCTGTTATTTCAACAGCTCCATCAAAATATTCTTGAGCTATCTTATTTGTTCCTGCGTATGGCATTATACTATCCTCATGTAATAAGTTGCGGTTATTGTTCTTGGCCTTGCTTCGTCACCACCCTGATTAGCGATG